AGCAGATTTGCCAAGATTACTTCCAGGTGAACTAGGACTAGCATCAGATGAACAGAAAGTTTTTATGGGTATGGAACCTGCACAAGGTACAATATCATCTAGTACAACAGCATTATGGAAAGTAGAATTCACCGCTGGAAATACTCCAATTACTGAAGATTTTATTGAGTTATTAAATGAAATTACATATTGGGTTACAATTGACCCACATGATAGTGCAACTGACATTATTATTGATGGATCTAATATTGCATTTGAAGATAGTATAGCATCATTTAATCCTACAAATGGTAGAATTCATACTGTCGCAGATAAAGTTTATTTTAATTATAATAGAGAATTTGGCTATCATGCTGAAGCATTCCCGAATCCAAGACAACAAATTACTTTCACTAAATCACAAGCGGCAGGCACAGCTGAAGTATTAAATGACGATGTTAATACTGGTAAGGAAGTAGCTTTCTTAATAGCAAACAAAAATAGTGTAACAATTGACTATACACTTAAAGTTACTACTGGATTTAGGCATGGAACTATAAAGATTCTTATAGACGAAACAGGTACTCCTACTAATGCATCTATAAAAGATGAATATGACATATCAACAGGAACAGTACCAGTTATATTTGGGTTAGAAGCAGACTCTGTGAATAACACTAAGTGGTATCTTACACTTGATTCAACAGATATAACAAATGCACATACATTTACATATATTCAAAAGTCATTTAAATAATTAGTGGCTTGTACAAAATGTGGAAAACAATGAAATAAAACTAATAGTTTTGGTTGACGATATTCACATTATAAACTATAATTAATTATAGTATCAATTCAAAGAAGTAAGCACAAATTCAATGTACGCAGTACCTTGGTAAAATAGTTTTTAACTATAAACAAAAGAAATTGGATAATAAATGAGCAAAGACATAACAATTGTAAAACGTGATGGATCACGTGAAGAATTAGATTTAGAAAAAATGCATAATGTAGTTTTTTATGCGTGTGAAGGTGTTACTGGAGTAAGTGCAAGTCAAGTAGAATTAAAGAGTCATATACAATTTTATAATGGCATAGAAACAGACCAAATACAAGAAACATTAATTAAAGCTGCCGCAGATCTTATTACTGAAGAAACACCTAATTATCAATGGGTAGCAGGTAGATTAATTAATTATCATTTAAGAAAAGTAGTTTACAAATCATTTAAACCACCCCACATTATTGAAATTGCTCGTAAAAATGTAGACGAGGGTTATTACGACAAAAGTTTTTTCTCTGATTATAACACAGACGAAATAAATCAATTAAACAATTATATTAAACACGATAGAGATGAAAACATCTCATATGTTGGCATGGAACAGTTTCGTGGCAAGTATCTTGTTCAAAATCGTGTAACTGGAGAAGTTTACGAAACTCCACAAATAGCTTATATGATGATTGCGGCTACATTGTTTTCTGCGTATCCAGTAGAAACAAGAATGAAGTATGTAAAAGAATATTATGATGCTATTAGTAATTTTGATATTTCTTTACCTACTCCTGTAATGGCTGGGCTTAGAACGCCACAACGCCAGTTTAGTAGTTGTGTACTCATCGAAACCAGTGATAGCCTTGATAGTATTAATGCTACAAGTAGTGCTATTGTTAAATATGTTTCTCAAAAAGCAGGTATTGGTATAGGCGCAGGCAGTATTCGTGCAATTGGATCTAAAATTAGAAATGGTGATGCAAGTCACACAGGTGTTATTCCATTTTTTAAACTATTTCAAAGCTCAGTAAAATCTTGCTCACAGGGCGGAGTTAGAGGTGGAGCGGCAACATTATATTATCCAATATGGCATTTAGAAGTAGAAGATTTACTTGTTCTAAAGAACAATAAAGGTACAGAGGACAACCGTGTACGACATATGGATTATGGTGTACAGTTTAATAAACTTATGTATGAAAGATTACTTTCTGGTGGAAACATAACATTATTTTCACCCAGTGATGTTCCAGGCTTGTATGAAGCCTTTTTTGATAATCAGGAAAAATTTAAAGAATTATATGAAGAAGCAGAAAAAACAGTAGAAAGACAAACAGTAATTTCTGCCGCTGAATTATTCAGTAGTTTTATGGAAGAACGTAAAAATACAGGACGTATATATTTACAAAACGTAGATCATGCAAATGAGCATGGTTCATTCAAACCAGAAGTAGCACCAATTAAACAAAGTAACTTATGTTGTGAGATTACTTTACCTACAAAACCATTAGACTTTTTTAATGATAACAACGGTGAAATTAGTCTATGTACATTGAGTGCTATTAATTGGGGTAATATTAAAACACCAAAAGATTTTGAGCGTGTCTGTAGATTATCAGTTCGTGGATTAGATGAACTATTAAGTTATCAACGATATCCAGTAATATCAGCAGAACGTAGCACAATGAGAAGACGTCCATTAGGTATTGGAATTATTAATTTTGCATTTTGGTTAGCAAAAAATGATTTAAATTATCAACATATTGATTCAAAAGGTTTAGCAAAGGTTGACGAATGGGCAGAAGCATGGAGTTATTATTTAATCAAAGCAAGTGCAGATTTGGCAGCAGAAAAAGGTAACATTGATGGTATATATGAAACAAAATATGGTGATGGAATTACACCTAATATGACATATAAAAAAGAGTTAGATGAATTAATACCACACAAAGAAAGAATGCCTTGGAAAAGTTTGCGTAATCAACTTAAGAAAACAGGAATTCGTAATAGTACATTAATGGCACTTATGCCTGCTGAAACATCAGCACAAATTAGTAACAGCACAAACGGCATTGAACCGCCACGTGCATTTGTTAGTGTAAAGCAAAGTAAACACGGAGTACTCAAACAAGTAGTTCCAGGTTATCCACGCTTAAAGAACAAATATGACCTACTGTGGGACCAGAAAAGCCCAGAAGGTTATTTAAAAATTATGGCAGTATTGCAAAAATATATTGATCAAGGCATTAGTGTTAATACAAGTTATAACCCAGAATTTTTTGAAGAAGAAAAGATACCAATGAGTATTTTGCTACAGCATCTTATAATGTTTTACAAGTATGGAGGCAAACAGCTTTATTACTTTAATACTAATGATGGGCAAGGCGAAATAGATTTAATGGATAAAAATGAAGAAAATAGACCAGAAGAAAACTTATTAGATAGAGAATCTTTTGAGTCAGACGAAGACTACGACGACTATTGCGAAAGTTGTGTACTTTAATTAAGGAAAATCATGAATGACAATTTTAAATGTAAAAACTGACAAATACCATACAGAAGCAAATGCATTTTTAGATGGGTCTTTGGGTTTTCAAAGATATGATACGTTAAAATACAAACAGTTTGATAAACTAACTGATAAACAATTGGGTTTCTTTTGGCGACCAGAAGAAGTTGATTGTCACAAAGATGCGAATGATTTTAAAGATCTAACCAAACATGAACAACATATCTTTACTAGTAACTTAAAGCGTCAAATTTTACTTGACAGTGTACAAGGTAGAGCACCAGTAGAAGTGTTTGGTCCTATTGTAAGTTTGCCAGAATTAGAAAACTGGATTCTAACATGGACATTTAGTGAAACAATACATTCACGTAGTTATACACATATTATTCGTAACATTTATGCTAATCCGACTACAGTTTTTGATGAACTGTCAGATAGCAAAGAAATTATGGAGTGTGCGGATGATATTTCCAGATATTATGATGATTTAAATGAATATAGTATGCACTATCAATTACTAGGTGCAGGCACACATACTATTAATGGAAAGAAAATTACTATTAATAAATATGAGTTAAAGAAAAAGATTTGGATGTGTCTTAATAGTGTTAATATATTAGAAGGCGTTCGTTTTTATGTAAGTTTTGCATGTAGTTGGGCATTTGCTGAACTCAAGAAAATGGAAGGCAATGCTAAAATTATTAAATTTATTGCACGTGATGAAAACTTGCATTTGGCAAGTACACAATATCTATTGACAAAAGTATTAACTAAAGAAGATAAAGATTTTAAAAAAATTGCAGAAGAATGCAAACAAGATGTTAGTGATATGTTTGTTTCAGCAGTAGAACAAGAAAAGAAGTGGGCAGATTATTTGTTTCAAAATGGATCTATGATTGGTTTAAATGCACAATTGCTATGTGACTACATTGAATGGATTTGCTGTAAGCGTATGGTATCACTGGGCATAAAATGTCCTTATACAACCCCACAAGCCAATCCACTCCCATGGACACAAAAATGGATTAGTGGCAAAGAAGTACAAGTAGCACCACAAGAAACAGAAATTAGTTCATATATTGTTGGTGGTGTTAAAAAGACGTATCAGAAGATACATTTACAGGATTAAGTTTATGATTATAATTTATGGAAAAACATCTTGCGGTTATTGTGATGCCGCTAAAAAACTATGCGAATCTCGTGGATATGAATACGAGTATAAACAATTAAATGAAGATTTTACAAGAGAAGATGTTATGGAAACATTTCCAGGAGCAAGAACATTTCCACAAATTATTATAGATGACAATAAAATTGGTGGGTACAACGAATTAGTTCAGTATATAAAAGATACAGGAGAATGATATGTTAATAGAAGAACAATATAAATCTGGTGATATAATAAGTATAAAACTTTCATCAGGAGAAGAAATGATTGCACGATTAGATAAAGAAGAAGGTGATGACATTACAGTTCTTAAACCTTATATCTTAGTCGCAGCACAAAAGGGCGTTGCACTTGCACCGTACATGTTTACAGTTAATCCAGAAGCTAAGATAAAGCTGAAGATAAATAATGTTATATGCATAGTTAAATCAGCAAAAGATGCTAGTGATATGTATATTAAACAAAGTACAGGAATAGCAATAGCAAGTGCCACAGGTTCATAGAAATAACGATTCACGTAAGTGCGGTGCAGTAACAATAGCATCAGCACACAAAAACGTGTATGTAAACAGTCAACCAATCAGCGTTAATGGTGATCCAAACAACCATGGCGATGGTGCCTTATCAGCACAATGCAGAAATGTATATGTAGGTGGTAAGTTAGTAGTGCTAAACGGCAATTCAGCCAAACCAGACAACTTATGTCCTATTCCAGGAGGCCCACATTGTGGTCCAGATGCTACCTCAGGTAGCCCTAATGTATATATAGGTCAATAACATGAGTGATTTCACAGACGGTATTAAAGATGCAAGTGAATACCTTAACGCCACTAAGGTAGATATACCTACAGGTGAAGTTATAGTAGACGCTAAAACAGGCACTGTAACCGCTCAAACTCATTCATATAGCCTAAAAGAAATTATATGTATGCTATTAGCCGGAAATGGCATAAAACTTCCAAACTTACAGATATGTTTAAAAGTAAACTTAGGTAGATTAATACCAGAGATTCCTGCAGGCTTAGAAGATTTAGAAGAAGCACTTAAAGAAGCAGAAAAAGCCCTCGACGATTTTATTTCACACACTAACATTGATAATGTACTAGCAAGACTAAATGCCGCAGTAGCAGAATTTGCCGCTATTGCAAATATGATTAATTTTTGTGGAACACCAGTAGTACCAAAAGCCATACCAAATGTTGTTAGAGACGCAATGGGTAGTTTCACAGGTGCAGGTAAAGATATACTTGACACACTAGGAACTATGGCTGACAGTGAAATAGGTGGATGTATTGGTTCTAGCGGATTTAGACCAGATGCATTTACAGGTGGATTATTAAAACAATTAGGAGACAACATTGGTAATTTACTTGGTATGCCAGCGGAAGTAAAACAAAGTATTATTAATGACTTAAATGCATTTAAATCAGATATTACAAATCTTATGACATTTGAAAATAATTTTAAAGGATCTGATAGTGTTGGCGGTAGTATATTTTCTCCTAGTTTAAGAATAAACACTGGTGTTGGTGTAGCAATTGACATAGGTAGTATGACACTAGCACAAAGTCAAATGTATGCAGGCAGTTTGCAGGCATTATTTAACAGTTTAAAAGGTTATGAAGTAGATGCTAACGGTAATAATATTTTTGCTTATTTGTTAGAACCTGAGATGTTAGCACAATTAGAAAATGATGGTTCACCTACAGTTCCATTAGGAGAAAGAGAACCAGTATATGATCACTGCAACAGAATAACTGGCTATACTGAAAGAAGTATACAAACAGTACAAGGAGTTAGTAGCGGTGGCCCAGCAGAAAACATAGTACAGCCTGGTGTAACCGGATTATCAGAAAGTGGTGCAGTAGTAAGTAGTCCACCAGCAAGTACAACAAATCTAGGAAGTGGTGGTACAACAACTACATCAAGTGGTAGTGCTGATTTAAGTGGATATTCTACTACAGCACAAATGCAGGCGGCAGATGCAGTAGTAACAACTGCATTCGGTGCAGCAGATGCAGTAGTAACAACTGCGTTTACCGCGGCAGATACTACAGCAACAACAGATCGTGCAGTAATACGTACAGAGTTCGCTATAGCAGATGCAACACTTCAAGGAAATATTGATACAAATTCAGCGTTAATTGCAACTAATACAGCATCAATTACAGCTATGCAACCTTATGCTACTGCTAGTCCAACATTTACAGGTATAACAACAACAAATTTAACAGTAACAGGCACAGGCAGTATAACACTCGCAAGTGGAAATGATTTATCATTAACTGCAACAGACAGAGTAAAAATAACAGGACTTACTCCATTCAAACTTGCTACAATGACTACAACAGAACGTAATGCACTTTCATTGGCAGAAAATGGAGA